GGGCAAGGTTATGGAAGCCGTAGCACTGGCCGCCGAAGGCGCGGTGCGCGAGACGATCACGAAAGTAACCTCGCCCGCCCTGAAACAAGCGACAATAGACGCACGCAAGCGCAGGCTTGCCAATGGAGGGAAGGGCGCGCAAGCCTCTATCGGGAAACCGCTTGTCGATACCGGCATCCTCTTGAATACGCTCACGTCGGAGACTACGAAAAAATGAACATCCCGGGCGCAAACCTTCTTAGCATGGCCTCGCGCGTGATCCGCTTCGAGACTATCGGGCACCGCGCGTTTATTTCGCGTACCGCCAATTCGGCGGGCGACTTCGTTTCGACCTTCGCCCCTTCCGTCAATATTCAAGGCAGTATGCAGCCCTTGAACAAAAAGACATATCAGGAACTCGGCCTCAACCTGACAAAAAACTATGTCATGCTTTACACCTCGGCCACGATCACGCCGCCGATTCGTGACCACGAAGGCGACTTGCTGACCTTCGGCGGCAAGACGTGGCAATGCGAGAGCGACCAAAGTTGGGCCGCAATCGACGGCTTTACGAAAATGCTTTGCGTCGAGGTGCCGCCGTATGAATGACAAACAACTAAACGCGCTTTTCATGGCGCAACTACTGCCCGCTATGCAGGCACAACCCGACCTCTACGGCGTGAAGCTGGCCCGCAATTTCCAGCAAACCCAGCAAGGCGCAGCGAGCGGCCCATACGTTTATTTCTTCAAGATCGGCGACCATCGTTACGGCCACGTCAAGCGCGCCGACGTGTGGAGCGATACCGCCGGGGCCTTTGTTCATACCGAGAGCCAGCGATACGAGACGACCTACCAATTCAGCGCATGGATTCCGCAGGCCCCTAAGGACGTGACAAGCCTTACCGAATCGGACATACTAAACGCCGTTTCGGGTATCATGCAAAGCGACGCGATCATTTCGGCGTTTCAAGCGCAAGAGGTCGGAATTCTTCGGGTAACGGATGTTCGAAACCCGTACATTGTGGATGAACGAGACAGATTCGAGGCGGTGCCTACGTTCGATATTGTTCTGACACACGAGAGAAAAACCGTTTCCACGATTCCGGCCGTGGTCACGTATGACGCAAATGTGAGCCGGGTCTAAGGGGTTTCAAATGGCTATTTCCTTCAAACGCTACGTCGATATTACTTCGGGCGTCGGCGGTGGCGCAGGGGTTCGCCTGCGCGACCTTATCTTGCGACTCTTTTCGTCGAATACTCTCGTACCTGCGAATACCATTATCGAAATGGATAACGCGACCGACGTTGGTACGTATTTCGGCACGACTTCGCCCGAGTACCTGCGCGCGGTTTTCTACTTCGGCTTTATCTCGAAGCTGATCACCGCCCCCAAGAAAATCGCATTCTCGCGATACGCTCTTGCGGCGGCCGCTGGCCGAATCTACGGCGCGACGAAGGCTTTCGCCGTCTCCCAATTTACCGGGATCACGACCGGCTCTTTCAAGCTCACGATTGGGGCCTATACGGCCGACGTGACCGGCCTTAACTTCTCGTCGGCCGTGACCCTCTCGAACGTCGCCTCGACGCTGCAAACCGCGATCCGGGCCATTGTGGCCGGGGGTACGGATTGGACGAGCGCGACGGTCACGTACAACGCAACTGCGAACCGCTTCGAACTTGTTGGCGGCGTCGTTGGTGCCGAGGCCGTGGCGACTGCGGCGGCCGCTTCCGGCGTTGATGTTCGCTCGTTGCTCGGCTGGGACGCGACCGCGATTTTCTCCCCGGGTGTTGCGATCCAAACCCCGCTCAATGCGTTTATTTCGAGCGTGGGCGTTTCCGACAACTTTGGCTCGTTCGCCTTTATCGACCCCCTGAGCCAAGCCGACGTAGTTACGGTCGCCACGCAAAACGACACGTACAACGTGAAATTTCTTTACACGGTCGGCATTGCCCAAGCCGACGCGGCGGCCTATTACGGCGCGCTCTCGGGCCTCGGCGGCGTGGCGACAACCCTCTCGCCGATTGCTACCGAATACCCCGAGTTGCTCCCGTCGGCCATTCTGGCCTCGACTGCCTACTCGCGCCGCAACTCGGTACAAAACTATATGTACCAACAAGCGACCCTCACGCCGAGCGTGTCGGACGATACGACCGCGAACAGCATGGACGCTTCCCGCGTGAATTACTACGGGCGCACCCAAACGGCGGGCCAGTACATCGACTTTTATCAGCGCGGCATTATGATGGGCCTCGCGACTGATCCGGTCGATATGAACACGTACGCGAATGAAATGTGGTTCAAGGATGCGGCAGGCGCGGCGATTATGTCGCTCTTGCTCTCGCTGGCCCGCGTTTCGGCCAACTCGACCGGCCGTAGCCAGTTGCTCGCAATCCTGCAAAGCGTGATCGAGCAAGCGACCTTCAACGGTACGATTAGCGTCGGCAAGCCGTTGAACACCACGCAGAAACTTTATATCGGCAACCTGACCGGCGACGACCAAGCATGGCAGCAAGTGTTCCGGCTGGGTTATTGGGTCGATTGCGTGTTGCAAAACTATGTTACGACCGACGGCCGTACCGAATGGAAAGCGGTTTATACCCTGATCTATTCGAAAGACGATTGCATTCGCAAGGTCGAAGGCTCGCACGTTCTGATCTAAGCCCTTAACCTGATACCGGAGAAAACACCATGCAAGACATTAGCGTATTTGGCCTGCGAGTACAGGTTGTCGCCTCGCAAACCTTCCCCTCGGGGATCAACCTTACCCAATTCGCCGACGACGCCGACCCGTTCGACTCGCCGAGTATGCAGATTCGGGACAAGGCAATGGGCGTCAATGGCGACCTGATCACGTGGAGTAAGGCAAACCCGATTCCCGTTACTCTCAACGTCGTACCGAACGGCGAAGACGACAAGAATTTGTCGGTTTTGTTCGAAGCGAACCGCGTCGGTAAGGGGAAGCAAGGCGCGCGCGACGTTATCGCGATCACCGTCATTTACCCCGACGGCCGTACGTCGTCTTTCACTCAAGGCACCATTACCGACGGTATGCCGTCGAACAGTGCCACGAGCGCGGGCCGCCTCAAGACGAAGGCGTACGCTTTTGCCTTCGAAAACGTCAATCGCACTTAACCCAAGGCGCACAAAATGATCGAACCGAAAGAGATCACTATCGAGACGCAACGCGGCGAAAAGCGCGTTTATGTCTTGTCAAAATTCCCGGCCGTGCAAGGTCGCGAAATTATCGCCAAGTACCCGCTTTCGGCTATGCCCAAGCTCGGCGATTACGCGGTGAATGAAGAAACCATGCTCAAGCTGATGGCCTTCGTTGCCGTACCGCGTGCCGAGGGCGGCCCCCTGCCGCTCTCGACCCGTGGCCTCGTGGATAACCATGTGCCGGATTGGGAGACGCTCGCGCGTATCGAAATGGCGATGATGGAGTACAACGTAAGTTTTTTCGCGAACGGGAAAGGCTCGACTTTCTTAGAGGCTATCACCCTGAAAGCCCAAGCGTTCCTTTCCAAAACGTTGATGGATTTATCGGGGCAATCATCGCCGAAGGGAAAGCAACGCTAAACGAGTTGCGCACCGTCTATAGCGTCGAGGACGCCTTTAACATTTGGGAGGTAATCATGGTCACACGTTGGAATGAACACCTCGCCATTGAACACGCTAAGAAGCAAAAATGACGATCCTCGATACCTTCTTTATCCTGTTCGATTCGGACGCCTCGAAGCTCGACAAGGGCCTCGGGGATACCGAGAAGAAAGCCGACGGCCTAATCGACAAACTAAAGGGCGTCGATAAAGAGGGCACCAAGGCCGGGGCCAGCTTGTACGACTTGATCGGCAAGGGAGCGGGCCTCTTGGGCGTGGGCCTCTCGATAGGCGCGCTCGTGGCCGGGGTGAAATCCACGGCCGCAGCATACGACGAACTCGGCAAGCTGGCCGCGCGTTTCCGTTCGACGGCCGACGCCGTGGATGAATTCAGAGACGCCGCCGGTTTGCTGGGTATCAGCGAAGAAACGAGCGTCGGCGCGCTCAAGGCCCTAGATACCGCGATACAAGATACCTTCCTCGGCATGGGTCGAGCGAAAAAGGTATTCGAAGAAATGGGCATTACCGTTACCGACGCGCACGGCAAGATCAAGCCGACGACCGAGGTAATGACCGAACTCGCGGGCAAAATGAAAGACATGGAGAAGGGTACGCAAATTCGCGTAATGGAGCGCCTCGGCCTCGACCCGTCCATGCTGAAACTGTTTAACGCCGACCTCGTGGCCCTTCAAAAGCGAATGGCCGACGTTGATAAGGCGAGCGGCTTCAATCTCGACCAAGCGGTAAAGCGGTCGGCAGAATTCACGAAGGCGACGAAGGGCCTTACGCTCGAAGTTAATACCCTGAAAATGTATATCGAGAAACTGAGCGAAGGTTTCAAGATTGCGACAATGCCTTTCTTTACCGAGGCCCTCGGGGTTGCGACGAAGTACGTAAAAATGTTCGTCGATTTCCTGCTCAAGCATAACAAGTTCATGGAAGGCGTTTTTATCGCCATAGGCGGCGCGATTGCTTATTTCCTGATCCCTGCCGCGATCAAGGCCGCGATTGCCGTTGTCATGGATGGCA